GTTGGCGGGGGCTGAATAACTCGTTGAGTGATATTAGACTCGTTTATATTACGATTAGTCATATCGCCGCTGTTGACATTTTGATTGACATTGGTATTAGCATTAGTACTCTGTGAAGTAGACGTATTAATATTACGATTAGTCATATCGCCAGTATTAACGTTTTGGTTAACGTTGTTGTTAGTATTGGTACTTGTACTGGTATTGACGTTATTGTTATTATTGGTCATAGTACCGTACTGGTAGTTTGTATTAGTGCTTGTACTAGTATTGACGTTATTGTTATTATTGGTACTAGTACTGGTGCTGACATTGTTATTATTGAATGTCTGAGTTCCGCTGTTTACATTGTAATTGGTATTGGTACTGGTACTCGAGTTAACATTATTGTTGTTATACGTCATTGTACCCGTGTTGACATTATTGTTGTTAAATGTCTGTGTTCCACTGTTAATATTATTATTAGTGTTTACGTTGGTACTAGTACTGGCATTGTTATTATTGTTAGTATTTGTACTATTGACCGTGCTGGTGCTGGTACTATTTGAGTTGCTAGTACTGACATTGTTACTGTTAACGGTACTTACACTGTTTGAAGTGCTGTTGGTATCTACTAGACTTTTTGAGTCATAGGTCCCCTGATTGATCAATGTTTGTGCATCAGCCAATGATACCGCGGAGAACAACATACCTGATATGAATAGTGTTGTTGTAAATTTTTGCATGATTCGCTCCCATACCATATATTTAAGCTCAATTTGTTTAATATAATAGCTGTTGATTAATTTTTAGCCATAAAGAAAGGGCCGCAAGGCCCTTTCTTATTTCACTATTATAATAAAACGCTATGCGTTGACTTTAATACAATCTTATTTATTATGTGAATTATTTACAAATGCATACATCTTTTCGGCAGTTTCAAGAACCTTGTCAAGACCAGGAAACTCTGGCATGCCGACTTTAGTAACAAATTGACCAGTCTTCTCATCGCGAGCAGCAGTCATTTCCCAGCCACGGAATTTAGCATGAAAGTCTTCGTTGACTAGGTCCTTGGCCATATCCAAGATATCTGTGCGGATTTCGTATCCGTTCTTGTTGAATTTTACTTCTGGTAGTTTTGGAATTTCAAATGACATATTTTTCTCCTTGTGTATGTGTATGTCTTGTACCTTAGGCGGTACCTTCCTTCTTTGGAAACCAACATTTAGTGAAGGAATCCATTGAATACTTAGCTACGTCGATGCTGTTATGTGCCAGCATCTTAGCAAAAGCGGTCTGTGCTTCGATAAAATCGTTAGCAGCTTTGTTGAGTGTGGGGTCCTTGACAACTTGATTTGCAAAGGCACGCTTTAGGCCTTGAAAAGTGTCAATGTAAAAGTCTGGTCCAAACATATGTTTCTCCTGTGTGTTAATATGTGTAATAATATATATGTTTTTCTTCTAAAAATCAAGACAAAATAGATTTTATTTTACCATTAGCTCTCGAGCTTCTTGATATCGATGACTTCGAGCTAGACTAGCAGCAGCCCGAGCCTGATCGAATGATTCTAAAAATTTCCAGATTGTATTAAAAATTGTTTTCATAAATAAGTTTCCTTTTGAGAGTTGAATTGTCGGATGTAATTTTCTAACTGTGCAGCATCGGTAATGCTTTTGGTACGTAGATAAGCGTCTAATCGGCTCTGATAGCTAGAGTCTGGAAACATTTCGGATAAACGTTCTAGGATAGACAACATCATATTTGATAAAGTTTTCATATTTTTCCTCTGTTAGTGTGTGTAGTACTTATGGTTTCTACTGAGTATTTATAGTGTCTGCGCAAATACTTGGCAATAATCAGGCTACGAAAAAGATTGTTTGTATGCTATAAATAAACATGTAGAGTTTATCATATGAAAATTAAAACAAGATCAATATTACAAGAACTTAATAATTTTGCGCTATCAAGAAACACAGAACACTTGATGGAAAGCAGAGCCACCAATGTTATTAATTCTGCCATTAACCTTATTGAAAGTATCTATGCTACCTATGATCCTGAAACTGCAGGAGAGTTAGAACGACGTTTGATAAATTCTATCAAGGGACGAGATACACAAAGATTCGTTAGGGGTATTCGAAAAATCAACCCTCCTACAACTAAATTTGACAAGTGACATGAACATATTATTAGAAGGCGGCAATGTCTTTAAGGATCAGGCCGGAACTATCCTAACCAAGAGAATCGCCCGTGCAGACGTAGTACCTACAGTGCAATGGCTAGAACATATCACAGGGCTCGAGCTCACTGATCACATGCTAGGTACTACTGGCAAAAAAGAATCCAGCGGAGATCTAGATCTTGCCATTGATGCCAACGAAGTCGACAAAGACGAATTCGCTACAAAATTAGCAGCATATATTAAAAAACAAGGCGGTGACCCTAAAGAATGGATTAAAAAATCCGGAATCTCAGTGCATTTTAAAACTCCTATCAAGGGAGACGAAGCTAACGGGTACGTGCAAGCAGATTTCATGTTTGGAGAACGCGATTGGATGAAATTTTCAATGACCGGCGGCAATGTCAACGGACCATACAAGGGTTCTCACAGACACATGCTACTCAGCAGCATAGCCAAAGCTAAGGGAATGAAATGGAGTTTTCAAAACGGTCTAGTAAATCGCGAAACTAACGAAATAATTACCAAAGACCCTAACGAGATTGCTAAAAAATTATTAGGTCAAATGGCAGCGCCTAAGAATCTAGAAAGTGTTGAAAGCATATTAGATGTCATAATCAAACTGCCAAACTATGAAGAATTAGTAGCCGATGCTAGAGATGCGCTGGCTCGTGATGGTGTCGAACTACCCAAAGCCAAACAGATAGAAAGTTTTCAGACAGGTACAGTGGCTTGGTTCCGCAGAATGATGGAAGCTATTAAGTGAGAGCATTTGAATTTCTAACAGAAAAATGGAGTGAAAAGTACAAACGCTCTATAAATTGCTCTAATCCCAAAGGGTTTAGCCAACGTGCTCACTGTCAAGGGCGTAAAAAACACAATGAAAGTGTTAATGAAGCAGAATTACCCAAGCAGCTAGGTCGAGCATTTAATCACTTAGAAGATCTTGTATTTTTTCAAGGTTCTGCAGGAACGCTCGAAGCATTGCAACATATCAAAGAGTTTGCTACTCCTGCAGGCAGCAGTAGTATAAGAATGAAGTGGGACGGTAATCCTCAGATATATTGGGGCCGTGAAACCAAAGGTGGTCCATTGTTATTAGGCGGGCATAACGGCTGGAGTCGCGGCGCCAAAACTAATTCCCCCGAATCGGTAAAAGATTTCATAGCTAATAAAAGTGGTAATCCTAAAACTCCGGAAGAAAAAACAGAAAGAGAAAGATTCGCTTCAGAATTTGCTGGATTGTATCCGTTATTTGATTCCGCAACTCCTAAAGATTTTGTCGGATTTGTTTATGCCGACGGATTGTTTTTAAACAGGCCAGAAAAAGATGATCAGGAAGTTTATAATTTCTGCCCTAATCCTAAGAGTCAAACCTGCTATCATGTACGTGCAGATTCCGATCTAGGACAGCGTATTTCCAATGCCGATGTTATGGTTGTGGGCCATGCTTATTTCCCTGAATGGGGCATGCCCGACAGCAGCCAAAAACCTATTTCAGAATTTAGTGAGTTCAATAGCAATCCTAAATTGATTGTGTTGGGGCCGATCTATAATACAAAACCAGTTAAAGTCGATACCACAGAAGTTGATCGTGTAGAACAATATTTAAAGCAACATGCTACAGAAATTGATAATTTTCTCACAGACACTGCTGGCCTCAGTGATTTGAAGAATATTATCTATACCTATGTAAACCAAACAGCCAAAGCTAAAAAATTAGATTCACTAGGGCCTCAGGGGTTTGATGGTTGGCTATCAACTTCTAAAGTCAGCCCGAGCAAACAGGCTAAGATCAAAGAAAAATCAACAAACAGTCCCAAGGCATTAGAATCTATATTTTCTCTAGTCAAACAAATACAGCGCATGAAAGATTCTGTGATCGATCAAATAGAGGGCGAACAAGGAGACATCTGGGACACTCACGGCGAAGGCCGTGTTAGATACGCAGACGCTAATAAAAAGTTCGGTAATGTTAAACTAGTACCTCGTAAACGCTGGACTCCCGCATAAAATATGCAATCTCGCTGTGTTTTTTTCCAAACTGAATAAATAATATGCCGGTCCCGGAGCGGGATCATTGATTAAGGAGAAAATATCATGGCAGACATTACAAGTCAAACAGTTGGATCAACAACAGTTGGTGCTAACTACGCAAAATATAACATCGACACCGGTTTAGCTGGTCGTACCCTTGTTGTTAAGATCGCAAAAACCGACATCACAAACACAGAGTTGAACACAATCGTTAACGCGATTACAACTGGTCGTCATTCAACTGCTACTAGCGATGATGCAGCAACAATCGTCAACGTTGGTACAGCAACTGGTGCAGCATTTGTTAGTGGTACTACAGACGTTGTTTATTTACAAGTTCAAACAACTGGTACATTCACAGCACAAGGTTCTGCAGCCTACGGCGTAACTGGTGCAGTCACAACCATCGAAGCAACTTTTGCTCCAAAACTATAATTTATAGTTAACTTTCTCAGGGATGGGAAGACATTAAAGGACCGAAAGGTCCTTTTTTGTTGGCTCTT